TTTAATGTATTACCAACCTCATCAGTAAATGGTTTAACTGGTGCTACTGATTATTACATTCTTGCAACTTTTACTAATACTTAATTAATCTTAAATAATGATATAATAATCTTATTATGACAACTACCGATTGGGCTCAATTCATCCTTGCTTTGCTTTCAATAGGAGCAGTTATAGTTAGTGCAATTCGTTGGTATATCCAGGTTCAAGTTAAACCAATTGCAGAAGCTGTAGAAGACATTCGCTCAGAAACTAAAACTAACGGCGGAACCTCAATGCGTGATGAAATTAAATTTATTAAGCTTGAGCAAGAAAGATCTGCTAAAACTAGAGCAGCCTATAATGATAAACTTGACCATATGTATGATATTCTTTTAACTTACATATCTAAAAATTCTAACTAACCTAATTTTCCTATTTTCCTTTATATATTAAATATAAACTATCTTTTAAAAACCTATATTAGATATACTTCTTTTCTTTATATATTTTAAGTATACACTATCAATAATTCTTCTAATGTGTATAAAACGGACATTTGGTATATTAGTAATTATAACTTTTTTATAACGATTCCAAATACCCTGGCCTTATAAAATTTTATTGTCCTATATGTCCGTATTGTATAGATTTAAATAAACAATGTTATAATTTAACTCTGCTAGTACCTAGGTTCTAACCCACCCCACTGCGCCTAGGTACTAGCTTTATTTTATGGTATAATCAATGATATGTGTACACCAACAATAGAGAAGCTAGGAGCCACTCCAGCTAATATCCAATGGACAGTTGTACGTGGAGACTCTTCCACCCTTGCTGTTCAATTTCTTCAAGACAATGAAATCACTGGTTGGAATATTAGCACATGGGATTTCTTAGCTACAGCCTATGATCCTACTGGTGATATTCTTGATGAGTTGGTTGTAACAGTTTCTGGCCATACCGCCACAATTTTCATCTCAGCAGATATTACAAAAAACTGGGGATCTAGATATACATCAGTCGTAGCTGAACTACCGTTTGACCTACAAGCAACAATTCCAAAAACTACAGGAGAGCTAGAAGATACAGTCTGGACTCCAGTCATTGGATCAATCTGTGTGCTTGGTGACATTACTCCAGGAGGCCTATAATGCCAGTTATAAAAGTTGAAGTAAAAACAACAAAATTGCCTCCAGTTATTAAAATTGGAAAAAAGGTCTTCAAGGTTAAGAAGTAGTACATCATGGCCAAGAGTATGGATTTCCCAGGGAAACCAAAAAAATATTCAGATAATGTTAGCCAGTCATACGAGTTAGAACAACCACTTTCATATATAGCAGTACCTGGCTCACAGGGCGAAAGAGGACCAAAGGGCGATACAGGAGATACTGGACCACAAGGCCAACCTGGACCACAAGGAGAGCCTGGAAAGCCTGGAAAAGACGGTAAGAATGGTTTACCTGGGGAAAGCAGCTTATCTCCATCAGGTCAAAGAATAGGTTGGGCCATATATTCTAACTATAATCAAAAAGAAATAAGTTTGGGTGCAACAAAGGGAGATGATGGTTGGGTAAGATTTGGTTTAGATTGTAAAGGAAAAGAAACAAATGAAAAATATTTACCAGAAAATGGTGTTTCTCTTTATAATCCAAATACACAAAAAATAAATTTACGTGGACTTAAAATTGGATCAATTATAACGGTTCGTTATGATATAACGCTTACTACATTTTCTAATAATACAGAGGTTTGGCTTAGAACCTTAATTCCTGATTCCGACAAAAATCCAACTACATTTGCTGGAAACCTAAAATATCAATTTGACTATGATATGTCTATTGAAAATACTTTTTTTCTTGAAAATGAAAAGATGCAAAATGCTGGTGCATTCCCAGAAATATTGACTGACAACGATTGTTTAATGATTGTTAAGTCTATTTATATACATGTTAGATAAAAAAATACCCCGCCATTTCTGACGGGGCATCTTAATATATAAATTAAGCTGGGAATCTAGACATCCATACTTTTGTCTTTGGTGTAATTCCATGCCAAGCAGACCAGTTTTTTCCACCGTTGCTCATATGATAGGCGACCTGTGCATTAATGACAGGGTTCAATAGTTCGCTATTAAAATTAATACCAAACTTATCTTTACGTCCTTCTTTTAACATGCCAAGCATGTTGATCTGGAACATACCGTAAGAGTTATCTCCAGTTTTTGCGTTACCGTTAAAAGCTAAGGGACGACCATTAGACTCTTTCTTAGCTACCGCCCAAGCCTTTACAAGGCCTTGTCCACGAAAACCAACGGCATATAGAAGTTCCTTCAGCTGAAGATCTGTAAGACTAACTGCATCTTGATACTTGTAAAGAACGTTTAGATTCTTTTTTACAACAACAAGACTTTTAGGCTTAGAAACCAAAAAAACCGCCTTGGCGGTTGTAGGTTCAGAGACTGCTGTTTTACTTAGATTATTTTCGGTACTTAAAGCATTGGCAGCGTTGCTAAATGGAGCAACCAAACCAAGTAGTGCAAGGATTCCAATCCAAACCTTCTTATCTCTTTTCATTATAAAAACCTCCTTGAGATTAGAAATGCTACCTATTAGTAGCATGTATTAAGTATAACATGCAAATTACCTAAAAAGCAACTTTTGATGATATTTTTATTAAATTGTTATAATTGCGTTTTTCAAGTGGTATAATAGAAAGACTATGGCTACATATAGAGGACAAGCATCCACATACGATATAGGCGAAGCTCCACCATTTGTTAATTGGACATTTGTTAAGGGAGATACTGCAGCATTTAAGGTTTATTTAACAGATGATGCAAAAGTACCACTGACTATTCCTGACTGGAATATTTCTATGCAGATTAAGCGTCCTACAACAACACCAGTTGTTCCTGGAGTAATTACAGATACCGCAACACTTCTTCTAACATTAACTCCAGCAAAAGATGCAGACGATTTAGTGGGAGAGTTTACAGTTTCTTTAACAGCAGCACAAACTGCAACATTGAGGACAAATGATATTTTTGATATTGAGGTTTCTTTAGGTCAAGACACAATAGTTTGGACGGTAGCTCAAGGCAAACTTATTGTTCTTGAAGATGTGACAGCGTAATGGCTTCTATTAAGATATACGAAAAAAGGCCAGTACTTACAAAAAGAATTGAAGAAGATTTTTCAATTAAAACATCTATAAGCGCACCAGCAAAAAATGTTGCAATTACTTCTGTACTACCTTTTAGAATTAGATTAACAGCAATACGTATTGAGGCTGCTGGTGCAACTAATATTCCACCTATCCCGTTGCAAATTATTGGTTTTAGCAACTATATCCTTTAAAATAAATGTGATATAATGGGCATATGTCAAAACTACCATTAGCCACAGTCAAGACCACATTCCAGACAGGTGATCGTCCAACACAGACGGATTACGAAAATCTAATTGATTCAACTGCTGCACAGGCAACGGATCTTGGAACAACTGGAAATAATGAAAATACAATTAGCGATATTCAAAATGCAACTGTATTTGATAACTTTGATGCGACTACATGGCGCATGGTAAAGTACTTAATTTCAATTAAGAAGACATCAGCAGGGGACAATAAGTTCTATGCTACTGAAATGACAATTTTGGTTGACGGTACAAATGTAAACGTCAGCGAATACGGAACAATAGACACCGATGGGAATATTGGCACCATTAGCGTCTCTAGGGCTGGAAATACAGTTAATCTAACTGTGACTCCAGTAGTGGGAATTACGCCTATAACCCTGCGATTTGCTCGCATGGGATTAAAAGCATAACCAACAAGGAGATAAAAAATGGCAACAGTAACAAAAGATTTTAAAATAAAGTATGGTCTTATTGTTGAAGGTACAACCGCAACAGTAAACAACTTTAGCATACTTACAAAGTCACAAGCAGACCAAGACTACATTGTTGGTCTTATTGGTGGAACTGCAACATCAGCAAATACAGCAAACACTGTTGTAAAGCGTGATGCATCAGGTAATTTTGCTGCAGGCACAATTACAGCAGCACTAACAGGTAACGTAACAGGTAACGTAACAGGAAACGTAACAGGTAATTTAACTGGTAACGTAACTGGCAACGTATCAGGATCTGCTGGAACAGTAACAAGCCTTTCAGGTAATTCAACAACAGGACTTACAGAGGGAACTAACCTTTACTTCACAGATGAAAGAGCACAAGATGCGATTGGAAACAATCTTGGAACTGGCCTTTCATACAATGATGCAGCAGGAACAATTTCTGTAACACCAAATACTTATGATGCATATGGTTCAGCATCAGCAGCCCAATCAGCAGCAATCTCTGCAGCAGCATCAGATGCTACTACAAAGGCTAACGCTGCACAAACAGCAGCAGAGGCTACAGCAGCAGCAGATGCAACCGCTAAGGTTGCAGCAGAAGCAACTGCAAGAGCAACAGCTGTAACTTCAGCAATTGCAACAGCATCAGCAGATGCTACTTCAAAAGCAAATGCTGCACGGACTGCAGCAGAATCAACAGCAGCATCAGCACTTTCATCTGCAATCTCAACAGAAGTTTCA